TATATAAGTACTTAAGAGGACCCAACTCACTGGCTAATTCACCATTAGTTTGAACATCCACAATTTGAGTTTCAATATCAAATACTAAAGTATTTAAACTATCAACTTTTTGATTGACTGAGGTTTGTCTTATTATGGCTTGATCTAATTGTTTTTCTAAAGCTTTTCTATTGGCTGAGGAAGAAGTAATAATTAATTGGCCTGTTTTTTGATCAACACGTTGTGATGTATTATTTGATAGACCAGTTCTTAAATTATTAATAGAAGTATTAATAGATTCTTTTTCAGCATTATATATAGTTAATTGTTCTTTATAATTGTCTCTCTTTTTTTCTAAAAGTTCAACTTGTGCATCAATATTTCCTGATTTATTAGCTGTTTCTTGGTAGGCTGATGAAAGGAACCCATATATACCAGCTGATGTTATTAAAATTAATGTAACACAAGCTATAGTTAAATATGTTCTAAGAACCTTATTTATAACATTCCAGTATTGATAAAGTAAAGAAGCTATAACAAGTTTAGATATTTCTAAAGAGCTAGCCATAATAAGTACTTCAGTACTAGCTCCAGCAAACAATTTACTCAATCCAGTAACTGAGTAAAAAGCTGCTGAAACTGATACTGATAGAGCACTTAAAGCTATAATAAACGGAAATGTTCCGTTTTTAAGATTTTTTATCACATAATTCAGGTTTGTCATTGAATGGGCAATATTTACAAGTTTTGTCTGAAGGATTTTTCTTATATTCCTTCATTTTATAAATATTACCCTCAAAGCAATCTTCAATAAATTCTTGAAGTTGTTTAACTACTTTGTTAATTGTAGTTTTACCTGTGGTGGGTTCAAATATTTGAATCCGACTTTTCATAGCAGGATACAATGGATCATCAGGTATTTTACGTTTAAGGATAAAATACTTACACTCAATAGAATCTATAGGAACTTGATATTGTTCAGAATAATATCTTTTGTACAATACCATTTGAGAAGTTTTGAGTTTATTTTCTTTATCGTACTTAGACCAACCCCGTGTAGATGTTTTTATATCCCAAATAATAACTTTTTGTTCTGCTACATTATAAAATACTAAATCTAATTTACCATAAAGTTTTACATCAGGATATTTTTCGTGAGGTGAAATTAATATAGGACTTTCAATTCCCAATAGTTTAATTTCGTGTTTAGAAAAATGAAGTTGACGATATTTAATAAAATAATCAATAATTTCTAATCCATCATTAATAAATTCAATTAATTCATCTTTAGTAGCAAAATTAGCATTTAATTGATCTTTGTATTCTTGATATAATTTTAAAAGACGCTCTTGAAAATCTAAATGAATGTTAAATTCATCAGCTGATTTTATAGAAACGTGGTACATAAGTTTTAAATACTCTTGAAGCGTTTCGTGAACAGCAGTTCCAAATGCTAAATTAATACTAGGAGGGGATTTATGTTTATCAATGTATGCCAATTTCCATCTATGAGGACATTCACTCCACATTGAAAATTGGGTATAAGAAACCATTTTATAGGCGTTATAGTCCATTTCTGGGACTATAGTATTTTCAATATTTTCTAAAATCACTTAAATTTTTTCTTTTGAACAATTTGCCCTATAACACCATATACACTAAGGTCTTTAAAAGTATCTTCTACAGATTCATTAACCACATCAGGCTGTCCTAATATTACTAAATTTTTAAGGCGACTAATTTTATCATTAAGTCTAAACCAAAGTCCTGTGAGAGCTAGTTTAACATCAGCTTCTGTTTCTAAATTAGTTCCTATATTAATATTGGAAGTGCCATAATTACGATGTTTTTTACAGAATAAAATATATTGTTCCATCATAATTTTTTTATATTCTTGAGTTAACTCAGGATAATTACTTTCACACCACTCTACAGCGGCATTATCTTCTGGGGTAAAATTAATCATTTTAATAATTTTTTAATTTGATCATCTTGATAACCTAAAGTTACAAGAGTGGTTTTAATTTCTTTTTTGTCTAAAAATCCCAAATATTCTTCTATTTGAGAAATAGAACATTCATAATGATTACTCATTGCTACCAGCAAATCAATATTAAATTCTCTCACTTTATTAGTTTTTATCCATTTATTATACTTGTATCTGTTGGGAAGCACATATTGATAATATTTAAATATAGCAGATGGGTCTAATTGTCCCCCAGTATGGGGTTGGATTTTATTTACTATATCTAAATAATTAGAATCAAAACTAAGAGCTTTGTTTATAATATATGTGTTCCAACTTTTGCGATCTTCTTCAGTTAGATTTTCCCACTTAACTTGTTTATTATGGAGTAATTTTACAAAATCAAAAGGTGTCATTGATCTTCAGGGAGAAATTCTTCATTCACGTGTCTACAATTGCTGCAAGCGTACATAGGGATAGGAATTAATGCTGCTTGTCCTGTTGGAGATAATAGCGCAGACAATTTACGAATCATAAGAACTTCGTTAAAATATTGATTTCCACATTCATCACATTTTAATGGATGGGTTTGAGAAAAATCAATGTTAAATTGAGGGGGCTTCGTCATTATTATTTAAAAGTTTAGCTTGTTTTCTTGCTTTAATGCGGTTATAACGATTATATTTTTTGTTAAACCACTTATACCATTCTTGGACTTGGTCTACTCTCTGTTGGGCTGAATTTTTACTCATAATTTTGTTAGTTTATTTAACATTGCTGCTATGCAAATTTCTTTGTCTATTACAAAAGAATATTCATATTGATATTGGGCTATTATTACTATAGCATCTCCTATTTTAGTAGTATATTGTTCTACATTATCATATAAACATCTAAAAAGAGATTCAAATTGGGTTGCTCCACTATCAGCAATAATTTGTCTTAAGGTATTAATATTAGATTTAGATTTTAATGATTCAATAATTTTATTTTCAAAATCAGTATTAACTAATGACTTATTATCTATAGTTAAAGTATTATTTGAAATGCTACCCTGAAGTGTGTTAAGGATTTTTCGAATATCTGGGTAAAAGGTTAAAATAATATTAGCTAAATCATCTTTGGTATAGGATATATTTTCTTTATCACATATTTGTTTTATATGTCGGCCTACTTCTTTTTTATCAACGGGTAAAATATTAAAGGAAACGCAACGTGATTGTAAAGGCAATATAATTCTATCAAGATAATTACAAGTAAATATGAAACGACAATTAGAAATGAAAGTTTCAATAGTATTACGTAATGTAGCTTGAGCTTGGGGAGTTAAATAATCAGCTTCGTCAAGAATAACTATTTTAAGAGATTTAAATCCCATACTAGAAGCAAAGGGAATGATTTTTTCTCGTATAGTATCGATTCCTCTTTCATCACTTGCATTGATATAAAGGTATTCAGCATCTAATTGTTTTATTATTAGTTTGGCCAGTGAGGTCTTACCGACCCCAGCTGGACCAAACAATAATAGATTTTGTAAAGTATTATCATCAATATATTGTTGAATTTTATTTTTAATTTGTTCATTGCCAATAAATTCATCAAGAGATTGTGGTCTATACTTTTCAGTTAAAATATCCATATTGGTTTTTTTAAAGCCTAAATTTAAAACATAGAAGGTTCAGAGTCAACCTTTTCTTCAGGTTTATCTACTACTACACATTCAGTAATTAAGATAGTTCCTGCTACTGATACAGCATTTTCAAGAGCACATCTTGTTACTTTAGTAGGATCTATAATTCCAGCTTCAAATAAGTTTATTAAACTAGAAGCTTTAATATCATAACCTACATTTTTGCTTTCTTGACCTAAGATAGAATATTTAATAGAATGTACTTCATCTTCCAATCCAGCATTAATAAGAATTTGTTCAAATGGTTTCTGGAGGACAGATTTCATAATATTACATCCTAGTTCTTCATCATAATTTTTAGTTTCACAACTTGTATTATATGCTGAATGAAGGAGAGCTAAACCACCACCTGGGATAATACCTTCTTCAATAGCAGCCTTAGTAGCGTGTAAAGCATCATCTACTCTATCTTTACGTTCTTTCATTTCGGCTTCTGTATGACCACCTACATTAATGATTGCTACACCTCCTGCAAGTTTAGCAAGTCGTTGTTGGAGTTGTTCTCTAGCATATGTGCTTTCTGCTTTTTCGATTTGAGATTTGATTTCCTCAAGACGAGCCATAATAGCATTTTCATTACCATTTCCATCTACAATAGTAGTTTCATCTTTAGTAATGGTAACTCCACGAGATTTACCTAACATATCAAGGGTAATTTTATCAAGCTTCATACCCTTTTGTTTAGAAATAACAATTCCACCAGTAAGTGTAGCCATATCTTCTAAAATCATAGTACGTCTATCTCCAAAATCAGGAGCTTTTACAGCACAACACTTAAGGATACCTCTCATCTTATTAACAATCATTGCTGCTAGAGCTTCTCCTTCAATATCTTCAGCTACAATAAGCAATGATTTATTCTGTTGACTAATACCTTCAAGTATGGGTAGAACTTCTTTAATTGATGTAATACGCCCATCGTACATCAAGATATAGGGATCATCCAATTGACAAGTCATAGAATTATTGTCAGTTACAAAATATGGTGATTTATAGCCCCTATCAAACATCATACCTTCTACTACTTCAAGAGTAGTTTCGTGAGTTTTACTTTCTTCTATAGCTATTACTCCTTCTCTACCTACTTTTTCAAAAGCCGTAGCGATTAAATTTCCAATTTCAGGATCATTATTAGCAGAAATTGTAGCTATTTGTTTAAGTTGTTCTTCATTAGAAATATCTTGAGACATTTTACGAAGGGTCTCAATATGAGCTTTAGCACATTTATCAATTCCCTTTTTAATATCTATGATATTATGGCCTTTATCACTATACTTTGAAGCAGCATTTACAATTTCACGAGCTAACAAAGTAGAAGTTGTAGTTCCATCTCCTGCTTGTTCTGCAGTTTTAATTGCTGCTTGTTTAAGCATTTGAGCACCTACATTTTCAATCTTATCCTCAAGCTCAATAGATTTAGCAACCGATACCCCATCTTTAGTACTTTGAGGGTTACCATTTCCTTGTTGGATAATAACATTACGACCATTAGGGCCTAATGTTGTAGTAACAGCATCAGCCAACTGGTTAATTCCACTAATAAGTTTTTTACGTGATTCGTCTCCGTAATTAATTATCTTACTCATTTTTTTATTTTAAAATTAAACATTAATAACACCTAAAATATCACTTTCAGCAGCTAAAATATACTCTTCACCTCCTAATTCTATAGTATTAGCACCATATTTAGGAGTAATAACTTTTTGTCCTACTTCAATTCTCATAGGCACTAAATTTCCATTATTATCATATCGACCGGGTCCAACAGCTAATACTAGCCCAAAGTCAGGTCGTTCTTTCCCCATATCAGGGATAATAATGTTACCAAATTTAGATTCATTTTCTTCAATCGGTTTAATTAAAACACGATCCGCAAGTGGCGTAATAGGCACTTTTTCTTCCATTTTTTTATTAATTTTGATTTCTTACAAGATAATAATTAGATTTTAAATCTCCAAATTCAAATGTGAAAACCATTAATCCTTTAGGATAAATAGTTAAATAACCATTTTCAAATTTTTTATTGCATTTAATAATTTCCTTAAACAATAAGGAATTAAAGGGCATTCTATTAAGTTCAATAATAGAATCAGTTTCAATAGCAAATGAAACTACATTAGAAGAACTATTTCCTATATTGAAATATACTTCTCTAGAGGTGAATCCCTCGCGCGTTGAAACAAAGAACATTTCATCATTTACAGCATCTCTTGATTTTATAAATTTAACAATAAATTCTTCATTAAAATTAACTCTAACAAAATCTCCTTCTATTCCTTGAATAACAGGAGTGTTAGGTATAACTTGTGGATCAGCTAAATTAAAGCTAATATCTACATTAGTATCTGAAAAGACAAATCTATTTGCGGGGAGGTTTTTCTGAGAACTTAAAACCTGAATAAGTAAATCATTCTCTAAAATATATAATAGTTTACTTAACATAGACGTGTTATATATTCCAAACTCACCCTCAGGAAATTTAAAACCATTCAATTCAATTTCCCCTACAAGGTTTTGTGAATCATTAATAAAACGGGCCTTAAGAGAATTTCCATCAGAAACCCATTTTACCTTTTCGATAACACCATTAAGGTGATACCTGTCAATAAAACCATTTAATATGCGTTTATCTAGCATTTAAAATATAAAAAAATTAGTAACGTGTGTGTTTAAAGTTAAATCCCCCCAACCCAAATCTTGATAAAAGGATTCAAGTTTGTTTTTAAGGATAGAATCAAATGCTTTCTCTTTATCAACATAATCTTCTATAAATTTACGAATTTCAGGGGGAAAATCAAAATCTAAAAACCCTAAAGTATCAATCTTATAAGGATTGTCTTTTAAATAAACCCATTTTATTTTATCTCCATCTACTATTTGAGAATGTTTTTTATCTAAACCTTTAAATTTAAGTAAATCATTATACCTAACAGCGGCTTTAACATTAACTGGTGCTTTATCTTTAAATGTAGTAAAGATATTACCGGCACTAGGAGGTCGTTCAATATAAATTTTTAAGTTTTTAACTCCTGTAGGTTTACTTAATAACTCAATAGGTAATTCTTTTAGGTTGGTTTTAAATTCTAATATTTCTTTATCTATTTCATTCCGAGTAGCTCCAAACAAAATCTTATTAAGGATTTCATTGAAAAAATTCTTAAATAAAGGTGGGAAATTTGATTTCATAAAATCAAGACCCTTAACATCAATATCTTCTACTCTAATACCTTCTTTTTTAGTAATATATTGAGCATATCTTCTTTTACCTGAAAAATAACCTGCGCGAATAGTACATTCGGTTTTCATTTCAAAGCAATGAGAATCTACATTAAAAACATTTTGAGATAATTCTGTATAGTAGTCAGTAATTAAATCTTGATATTTGAGGGCTAATTTTTCTAAAAGATTATCTTGTTCTTCTGGTGGGAGATTTTCAAAATCTGGGTATAAAAACTTTAAAACCGGTTCAGCACAAAAATAGTTAGAATCAGTATCTATATAAGTACAAAAATTATTATCTCCTTCCTTACAAATCCAATCTGGGGTATCTTCTAAATGTATCATAATTTAATCCATCTTTGTTCTGTGTTTAATTGAAATGATCCTAAACATTCTCTATTCCATTCAGTAGGTGATATTAAAGATAAAAAATTTTTATTGTCATCTCCAACATAAAGATAATAAGTTTTTCCTATTATAGGTTCAAAATTAAATTTAGCATTATAAATTAAATCATTCCATTTAAATTCTTCAGCTAATTTTAGGTATTCTTCTTTTAATTCTGAAAGTCTAGTTTCAAGATAATGATTTGTTTTACTAATCCCTTTTTGTTTCCAAATATCTACGTTTTCAACCTTAATAAGAGGAGCACCAACATTAGTAGGATAAGGTAAGATATTAGCTACCCACCTTTGTTTATCATTATCCCACGCTACATTATCAGGATATTTTTTCATAAACAACTAAAATATCTTTCCCCTCTATCACAGAGAATTGTTACAATATTTTGAGCATTGTGTTTTTGAGCCCATCTCATACTAGCAAGATAATTAGCAGCAGCACTAAATCCAACAAATAACCCATTATTTTTAGCTAAATATTTTGATGTTTGTATAGCTTCATTTGTACTAATGGTAATAATTTCATCTACAAATTCCAAATCTACTAAAAACTTAGATCCATCTCCTATACCTTGTATCCCGTGTAGTCCAGGATTACCACCACTCATTACTGAACTTTCTGAGGGTTCAACAGCAATAATTTTAATATCAGGATACATTGCTTTAAGAAATTTTCCAGCCCCCATTAAAGTTCCTCCAGTACCTGTTCCCAAAATAAAGGCTTCAGGTTCAATTCCTAAGGGCAAATGTTGAACTATTTCGGGCCCCGTAGTTAAATAATGGGCCTCTATATTTAAGGGGTTATGAAATTGATTAAAATTAATCCAACCATTTTCTTCACACAATTGATCTCTTAGGTTTATGGCTTTATCAAAATCCCCCTCTTCTACTTCAATTAATTCTGCCCCAAAAAATTTAAGCATTTGTTTTCTTTCAACACTCATATTAGAAGGCATAACTATTTTACAATTAAAACCCATATTAGAAGAGAGCATAGCTAAAGAAATTCCCATATTTCCAGAAGTAGCTTCACATAAAGTATCTCCTTCTTTAATTTTACCTTCTTTAAGCCAAGTTTTTAAAATGTGTTTTACTGGTCTATCTTTTATAGAACCACCAGGATTAAAAAACTCAGCTTTACCCCAAATACTCCCTGTAGATGTTTTAATTTCTAAAAGAGGAGTTAAACCTATTGTATCTATTAATTTCATAATTCTAATTTTAATTCACCCCTCATTACTTTATTCATATGAGTATTAGCAAATAAAGCAGATTCTTGAATAATTCTTTGCCCAGTAAGTGTAATACTTTCACTTAAAATAACACTTCCATACCTAAAAGAAGGCAAAGCTGTAGCTCCATAAAGTGAATTGAGTAGAATCTTCATAGTATATTGTTTTAAATGATTAAGCTCACCTTCTTTTTTATTTCCGGCTTTATAAGCTTTTTTCATATCGTTTTTATACTCAACTCTCTCTTTAAACCACTTATCAAGAATAATAGCAAACACTGATTTTTTATCTGTCCTAAACATAACCCCATTAGCTGTAATAGCTAAATTATTAGATTTAACCTTATCAATTACATCTTTAAGAGGTAAATATTGCTGTTTTCTTTGGGTATTTTCAATTAATACTTCATAGTTGGGGGTTTCTTTCAATATTAATTCTAAGTCTTTTAATCCTAACCTATTGTTTCTATCATCGTGTGGGTCTATAATTCTACCCATATAAGTTTCTTTACCTATATTAAGAGACATCATAATAGAGGGATATAGTGAAGTTAAATCCTCATCAAACATATATCTATAAATGCCTGTTCTAGGACAAAATATATATCCTCCAGCATAATTCTTTTTAGTAATAGGATTTAAATCTTTATTAGGTGGAATAATACCCTGAGATATAAGCCAACTAGAAATAGCTCCATCGTGTATACGAGAAGATTGATATACTTCTTCATACAATACTTTTCCTTTGTGAGCCAAATTTTTAGTTAAATCAATGTATTTAAACTTTTCATCTAACTTTTTTAAAATTAATACGTCTACAAAGTTATATTCAATAAATTTTGCTTTGTCTTCTACAAATAACCTATCAAGTGATCCTTTGTATTCAATTTTCTTTTGCCCAACGTATTTTTCTCCCAAAAAATCTAATTTATATGAGGGTTCTTCTTTAGCACTATATTTTCTATGTAAACGTAAATAATCTAAAGAAGATATCCCAACTATTCTCACACAAGCATCTTCATCCCAATCTCTTTCTTCTATTACTCTAATAGGAGATAAACGTTTAGCTGTTCGTTCTCCCATAGTGTTTTTAATTCTATAATACAAGTAAGGAATATCGAAAAAATCACTATTGTATCCTACTAAAATATCGGGTTGAACTTCTTCAATCATCCTAATAAAAAGATCTAATAAGTCTGTTTCTCTTTTTACCGGAATAACTTCTCTACCCTCATTGTCAAATGAATGTTGAATTTTATTGTCTTTATCTACAATACCAATTTTCCAAATATCTGCTTGTTTATCCCACCAAGCAATAGAGGTAACGGGTTTAGGGGCTTGTTTGATATACTCAGGAGTTAAAGCACCCCCAATTTCAATCTCGATATCAAAAAATATTTCTTTATGGGTTACCGAGGGTGAATCATTATTTTGATATTCATCAATTAAAAACTTAGTATGAATATTTCCCATAGTATGATCGGAATAATGAATATGAGGACTTTCTCTATCCCATTCATATACCTTTCTTAAGGGTTCACCTTTTAGACCTTTATGAGTAGCTTGAAGTGGAGAACATTCAATGTATCCATAATTTCTAAAATCACATTGCTTATAACCTTCATCTGTCCATAGATGAATTACATAATGATTCCATTCTTCGCCACGTTGAACGAAACAATTTTTATACATTTTTTAAGGATTATTTATATCCGTAGGGTATGTATGTAGGAGAGTGGGGCACATCAAAAAATTGATGTAAATTAGGTTTAGTATAATTAATACTTTTCATTACTTTCCGGTCTGATGATCTGTAAACAATATACTTATCACCAACCCTTTCATAATGGCATGGCTCATTCTGTTCAATGGACCTTTGTTTGATGGTTTGCTCAGCTTCCTCTTTGCTTGAGCAAGCTTTTGATAGGTTCGATCTTTGAACTTCTTGATAGGCGTCCCAAATTTTATCCTTAAGGCCGTGTAACATAGTTCCGTTCCCCAAGGAAACATAAGTAATATCACACAAAGCGTCCAAAATACCGACGATGTCTCCTTGTTCACACGCTTCTCTATATTCCTCAAGTTCTTCCAAGATGAAGTTGTATACGAACTTCCATTCTTTTTCTTCGGGTATTGTGGGTTCATAGTTGTTAGGTTTGTTCATCAATGCATTGAATTCTTCAACTTCATCTACAAAAGGAACATTGGTAAATAATTTCAATTGATTGTCCATAAATATAATTATTCTATAACTTTTACTAATTTAATTTGCTTGAGTTGATCAACGTGCCAATCTTGTTGATAAGTTTCATACTCTTTAGTTAATTTAACTTCTGCATCAGTTGCATTTTCAGCATTAACTATAAATTGTTCTGTAAGCCATTTAACTGAACCTCTGTCAGTTTCTTCTTGGACTTTTACTTTTGCTAACCAGTATGCCATATTTATTTGTTTTTTTATCCGTGTAATAATTGTTTTCCATTGTTAATGTTTGCATTACCTCCAAAAAATTCATCTAAAAAACTTTTTGGATAAAGCAAAACATCTCCTGTATAAGTTTTTGTTTCAACATATCTTGAGTTGAGTGGAATGTTTTTTGCTATTGCGGCTGCTGCTACTCGTTTTCCTAATTCAGGACCTGCAGCTCGTCCTAAATAATCGTATAAACTTACTAATTCCATAATATTAAATTTGATGTCCTCCGTTGTTAATTTTCAAGCTATCAAAAAATTCTTTACGAGCTTGATTATCATTTTCTCTAAATACACCTGAAGCTTTAGTTGTGATCATAGATGCTCCATCGTGTTTAATACCTCTACAACTAACACAATTGTGAGTAGCTACAATAGTAACAATAACACCAATATTTTCTTCACATACTTTATCTACTCCTTGATGAATAGCAGCTGTGAGTTGTTCTTGAATTGCTCCTCTACGTCCAAAATGTTCTACAATTCTATTTAATTTTGAAAGACCAATAACTCGTCCTTCAGCTCCAGCTACATATCCAATATGAACTACACCTTTAATTGTTTGGTGATGGTGTGAGCACATTGAAGTAAGTGGAATATTACGTTCAATAATAATACCATCATATCCATCACTAGGGAATGAAGTTATATCTGTAAAACCATTATATCTACCAGCCCATAAATCATTAACATATGCTTTAGCTACTCTCATTGGTGTTTCCATTGAATTAGGATCATTTCGCCAATCACATTTTAAAGCATCTAAAAATTTACCAAAATGTTCAGCTGCCTCTTCAATCATTAATTTTTTCTCTTCAGAAGTGAAAGGTTGAGATGAAGCAGCTCCATTGGCAAAACCAAAAGGAACACACTCAATGTTAGTATGGAATTTTCTTCTATTGTTAGTCATAACTAATTTTTAGGTAAATATAAATAAAATTTTTAAAAAAACCAAATTTTATTGTTTAGTCTTTATTTAAACCAAATATTTCTCCTTTAATTCCTGGGGCCATTTGGCGGATTTCAGCTTCAGTTTTGAAAAAAAGAGGAGTATTAAATAAAAAAATACTACCTTTAACTTGTAAATCTTTAGGGAGTGAGGTGATTTTAGTACCAGTTAAATAAAGATTATTCCCAACTTGTAAATTATCAGGGAGTGAAGTGATAGTAGAAGTACCATATAAATCAAGATAACCTTCAACTTTTAAATTGTCAGGGAGAGAGGTAATTTTACTTTTACTTAAATCAAGACTACCTTTAACATCCAAATCTTCAGGGGTAAAAGGAAATTGATCAGGATTTAAGAATTTAATTTTAAGAGGAAATTTTTGTTCCCCTATATCCTCTAAGTATTGAAAAAATTTAGCGTGTAATGGATCCATTGTTTAGTCTTTATTTAAACCAAATATTGGCCCTTTAATTCCTGGAGCCATTTGATAAATTTCATCGTAAGTTTTAAAAGAAAGAGGAGTTTTATCTAAAACGAAAAAATTTCCAACTTGTAAATCTTTAGGGAGGGAGGAGATTTCAGTTCTACTTAAATAAAGACTGCCTTCAACTTGTAAATTGTTGGGGAGTGAAGTGATTTTAGTACTAGTTAAATCAAGATAACCTTTAACTTTTAAATTGTCAGGGAGAGAGGTGATTTTTTTATTAAAAGCTAAACTAAGATCACCTTTAACATCTAAATCTTCAGGGGTAAGAGGAAATTGGTCAGGAGATGAGAGTTTAACTTCGATTGGGATTTCTTGTTCCCTTATATCCTCTAGGTATTGAAAAAATTTAGCGTGTAAGGAGTTCATTGTTTAGTTAATTAAATTATAGGAGCATCATATTTATCCATAAATTGATTACTCTCATAATGGAATTGATATTTTTCTCCTTTACCATTATCAAAGATATAAAGAGGGCCCTGTTGTATATATTGATCAAACATATCTGCTCTTGAATCAGCAGTACACCATTCGGTACCGCTACCCAAATCACAAGATACTTGTTTTAATTGGGTAGCTCCTTTAGGAATTTTATATACAGCAAAACCTGCTACCTCACCAATTTTTAACTTAGCATATTTTTCAGATTTAGTAACTCCTTTAATTTGTGAGGGATCTTCTTCTTCTTGATTTTTAAGATTAGAAGCTATAGTTATAAAATTTGATAATTGTTCTTTAGTTTTGATTTGGTTTATATCCTTAATAGGGAATTCACCTTGTTTGGCCTTAAAAACGTTAAGGTAATCTTTATATTTGTAAATGTCTTCAGATTTAATAAGATTATTACTTCCATCAGGTTTTTTAGCTACACGAACTGCTAACCAGGTAGCATAGGCGCTTTTGCCTCCTGAAGCTTTTTTAATTTTTTCAAAGTCTCCAGCTGATAATTTTCCAGTGTCTACAAACTGGGTTTGAATTTGATCTAAAGATATCTCAAATAATGCTATTTCTGCAAGCAATTGTTTTAAATTCATAATAAAGATATTTATATAGTATAAATATTAAAAAAAATTTAGATAATATGGATAGTTTTTAAATTTCTATTGTACCCCTTGTCATCATCCATACCATACCCAATATACCAAGGATTAAATAATGAATCTGTTTCTTGGTATATAATGTGTAATATTTTATCAAAGTCTGAGTTTTGTTTACAAATTGCAACTACTGGGGTTAGGCTTTTAGGTTCTTTAACTTGTAGGAATTTTATAACAGCTCCCATAGTGTTTCCTGAATCAAGGATATCGTCTACAATATAGACGTGTTTTCCTTTAATTTTAGTTTCAAGATCTTTAGTTATAACTAAATCACCCTGTTTTCTTCCAAAATAAGATTTACATCTTATAAAATCAATTTCAATGGGAACATTTATTTCTTTAACTAAATCACTAAAAAACATAAATCCTCCATTTAAAACACAAACAAATACTATAGGGGTAGAATCTCCTCTATGTTCATCATTTATTCTTTTAGCTAAGATTTTAATTTCAAAACTTAGATCTTTTTCACTAATTGCTTCTTGCATCTTATAAATTTAATAGGGTACATAAATTGTTTTTTTACCTTTTTTAATAGCCTTTAAGATTTCTTTTTTGTTATCTCCTTTAACATAAGAAACGTGTACCCAGTCAGGGTTATTAGCATTCCCAAATTCCCAAATCAATTGTCTAAATACAAGATTATTCTTAATATAATTAAAAATATCCCGATTAGTAACGTTTCCAGGTATTCCATCCATATCAATATCTAAAGCACATCCTTTCATATGGTCAGAGGTTTTACTACCTCCAACTTTTTTATTCAATGCTTCAGACCTAAACCCACTTGATACTTTAATGGGTATTCCAAAATGATCCCTAATCTTTTGAAATACCTCATTAGCTATAATCTTTAAGTTCTCAAGCTGTTCAGCATTAGGTTCATTATTGATACCAAGATTAACAGCTGTATTAGACTTGGTAACTTCATTTAGTGTTAGGTTTTTACTTAAATTCATAATACTTTGTTTTGTTATATTTTAAAATAAACTCATTATTATTATAAATAATATATGAATTATTTTCAATCCAATCCCCACAATTTATATAATTTTCTTTTATAATGGGGGTATGAATATGTCCACAAATTACTCCTCTACATCCCCGCTTCTCGGCTTGATATTGAAGTTGCAATTCAAAACTAGTGATAAATGCTATGGCATTTTTAACAGAATCTTTAAGCCATTTACTAAGAGATTTAGGGCGCATTTTTAATTTACGTCTTATTTTATTTAAATTTCTATCAAACCAAATAGCTAATTCATAACCTACACTACCTCCTATAGCTAATAATTTAGACATTTTTACTACAC